ATGAAAATACAAATAATAATAAGTAATTATTTAATAAGCCCAAGAGTTTAGCTCTTGAAGAATATTAGACCTTTTCAACATATTCAGTCTTCCACATCTTGACATCATTTCTGCTCTTAATTCCTTACTAACTTTTATTTTCCAGATTTACAGTTACATCGAAGAACAAGCACTACCTCATTAACTCGCAATAATTCATTTTTTTTCCAAAAATTAATTAACTAGCAATTATTATTTTTTCTGCAAAAATTAATTAATTTAATTAATTTTTCACCAAATATTAATTAATTTAATTAATTAATTAATTAAATTAATTAATTAAACAATATATACTAACAAACAATTAGAGTTCCCCCTAAATATTTATAAAACTATTATTTATAAATATCACTAAATATTTATAAATAAATAAAATTATAAATGTCATAGGTGTTACTCCTCCGAAGACAACCCGGAATCTTCATCAGACAGATCTTCAATGACCTCAGGCTGGTCATAGTCCTCGTAATCTTGTATCATATGCACCTTTTCTAACTCGTCGTAAGAGTCGTGACAAAGCCAGTACTTTAGTTGAAACTTAGCAACCAACTCTTCATATGATAATTCCTTCATAGATTTTCTTTGTGCATACATCGAATCTAGAACAAAAAGAATTTTCCTATACGACTTTACTTTCTGCTTACTATTGGTCCAGAGTTCATACTGTTGCATTTTTACCTCATAATTTTCTGAACCTTTTTTCGGTTTCCATCTGTGAAATGGGTGGCCAAAGAATTCCTCCTCCGTTTTAGCTAAGGCTTTAAGAACCTCATCCGCTTTACTATATCTTTCTAATTCAGTCTCTTCAGGGTTACTAATGGCAAATATCCTTTTGCGTACTTCAAATAACTCCTCTTCAGTAATCGAGCCCTTTTCTAATAATAATTGTAATTTATCCAACATATCGAATACAAAGAATCCCCAGTTCGTATAATCATCCCATGATATCCTGCTAAATAATAAATCTAATAAAATAGCAAATTTACTCAAGGATTTAAATGTTTTATAAGAAGTTTGAATCATAATATCCTCATCTACAATATCTATATATTTTTTAACAACATCATCATGCTGATCATTCCATTTATCAACTTTTATCAAGACAAATAAAGGCCAAATTATATCTAAAATCCTTTTAGTGTTACGCCAAATTTCCATCGGGTTGTTACTAAATGTATAAAGTTCTGCAATAACTCTCAACATCATATTCTCTTCATAGTCACCATTTCTATCCAAATCAAATTGCGGCATACCTATATCAAATAAATCAAATAATTTTGCAATATATTTCTCAAAAGGTTTTTTCAGCTCTGCATTGTCTTTTATACTTTTAACTTTATTATTAATGATATCATCTGGATTATCAGCTTTTACTTCAGGTAAGCTATCTATTAAAGGTTTAACTTCTATAGCTATTTCTAATAAATCAAACGGATCAATAAACTCTCTAAGAATATTCGGCAAAATCAGGAATAACTGGACATAATTTAATTTTTCAAAATTCACACTAAAAAAGGAATATGCATTCTTAAGGATTTTCTGTTTTACATCTCTTCTCTTAAAGGCCCACATATAAGAAATATACCTTGATTTACCTGTAAGACCTCCTATGTAGATTAGTCTTCTCATTGCCAATGTCATCCAATTTGGCATCACTTTTGGTATTTTATGCTCCATAATAAAATTACACCTATCTCCTGTTAAAATATCATCAGCCCAAGTAAGTTCTCTACCTAACATCATTGCTACACTTTTAACTTCTAAATTTGCCTTATCAGCGATTCTAAACTTAATCCTTTTAGCTTTATCAAACCATTCACCGTCAGTAAAAATGAAAGATTTTCTATCATTTATATCTAAACCAAAACTTATCAAAGTATCAAGAATATTCTGAATATTATTATCTGATTGTTGATCTTCAAGCATTAAAATTGATATATCGTCCATATATGCCAGAATGAATTCTTTATCGCAATCTTTTAGTGCGCAGTGTAAATAAAGTACAAATATCAGCGGAGAAAGAGCTAAACCCATGGGAATACCTCTAGTGGTTTTTACTAGTTGACCATTGATCATATAATCTGTGTTCCACACAAATGTGGCCCAAATTTCTAAAAGTCTTTTACTACTCGGTGATTCGATCATATCAATGGCTTTACTCAAGTTTTTTGGAGTAATTCTTTCATAACCTTTAGTAATATCCACACTTACTATGCCTCTTGCTTTATATCTGTATACTTTAGACCTCAATACATTGAGGTAATCATATGTACTTGAGTTTGGGAAAGCTCCAAATTGATAATCTTCTTTTTTAACAACATTCATTATATCCGGAAGGACTGTGTCATATACTAATGCTTCATACAATCTAAGAATTGTTGGACTAATAGTTATCATTCTTACGTCTCTATACGAATTCAATGACTTATTCTTTTTAAGAAAAAAAGTCAAATGGTACATTCTATGATCCTTAATAAGGTTATTATGATCTATTATCAAATTACGGATTATGTTTTTTACTTTCCAATCCTGTTTATCTAATATCCATTTTTTAATGACGTATTTTAGGTGACTCGTTATTTTCCTAATTTCTATATTTTCCATTGTTATCGCTTTTGAATATGAATCCTTTAATCCTTTCAATTCAAGTTTAAAATCATATACTATTCCATTACGGTCTTTCTTTTTCCATTTTTCTATTGAGAATGCATCAAAAGTTTGTGGGCAATGATTTTGATCAATTGGTAAATACAATTTATCTTTATCATGTTTCATTTCATCTTTAAAGGATTGTAACACTTTCACAGGTATTTTTTTTCCTAAAAATGGTTCCTTTTTAGAATTTCTCCATATCCATCCTATCCTGTTATAAAGATCTCTTACATTGCCTTTATAGAAAGCTCTAATTATTCTATACATAACTGCACTTTCTTCAGAGTCATTAAATCTTACTCTTATCAATTTATATCTCGGAATCGCAATACTTTGGATTTTAAATTTTCCTTCCAAATAACCTTCTATGACCTTTTTATATCTTGATTTTACAATAGTAACATCTAACATTGTTGATGCTTTAACTTTTCTTTTTATAACGACAAGGATTGCATTATGATCTGATGGGGCTGGAAATAATTTGCATTCTTCAAATTTGCCACATACTCCTGTTTGAAGAGTTGTTTCACCACCTTTCCAATTTATTAACTCTTCTAGCTCCGGATTCGATCTTAAATTAAAATCTCCAAAATATGTGTATTTATTCAGATTCCAGTAACTTATTCTCTTTTCTACTAACTCTTTATTATATTTATTGGGAATCACATATATGAAACCTAATTTAAGATTAATAATCTCAAACCAGTTCATGTTATCTCCTGTTTTAACATTCATTTCTATATCTTTTCTTGTAAATAGAATATTTCTTCCATCAAAAAATTGATCGTAATTTCCTCCTATATTTAATTGTCTGTTCGTATCAATTAGGTAAATTATATCTGGAAAATAATCGTTAATCAATTTCAACATATGTTGAATCTTAATTCTCCTTTTATCATAGTTCAATTTGTTCAAGGTTTGACAATTCCATACTACTATTTTTAGTCTTCTATCTAATTCTTTCCATTCACATATTTTTTGTCTCATATTTGTTAAAGATTGAAATCTATCAAAGTCGCATAATATGCGTAATGATTGCACATGTTGGGCAGTTGTGCAAACTGCGTTAAATACTCTATTTTTAGTATCTAGTACCTCTTCTGGTACGGGGTATTCCGAAAAGGATTTCCGTTTAAATCCGTAACTATACCTCTGTCTATCACTCGCATTTTAAAGAAATTAAATTGTTTCCTTTGCTTATTTGCAGTCTCTTTATTTGATTTTTCTAGGTCTTCAATTTCTTTCTCTCTTTTTTTCCTATATTCCATTTTCATCACTAAGAATTTTTGTTTTCCTTCTCTATTTAGAGTTCTCCATTGTTCGGCCGTTAAATTTTGATGTACATCTGAAAAAGTAAATCTATACAAAGCTTTTTGACCCGGTGTCCATTTTTCCCATTCTTTATCTTCTATCCATGATCTATTATCTTTATATTTCTGAATTCTAACGACTTTTGCAGCTTCTCTTATTTTCCTTTTTTCTTCTCTGAATTTCTTTACTTCCGGTGATTCTTCATGATTTTCTTGTTTAAGCCATTTATCTACCGGTTTTTCCAATTGTAGAATACGATCATCTGTTGCAATTTTTAATTTTACACTTTCTTCGGCTATTTTTTTCAGGGCAATATGTTGTTTAATTGATAATGTTCTTAACTCCGCCACTTCCTGTATCAGATCTCTTACAATCGCAAAAAGTCCATTTAATGTAATTCTTATCTGTGTCATAGGGTCTTGGTAATCCTTATATTTTTGATCATTACTTGACATAAAGTAGTTCAAATCATCTATTATCCATTTAAACGTTCTTTCTGGATTATCTTTTGGACCTGAATCTTGTTTAAATATTGACATTAGGTTTACTATAGGAACATTTGTTTTAGTATATACCGATTGTTTTTGTGCGTCTATTTGAGCATTTCTTTGTTGTTCAATATTAACATATCCTTGTTCAACCTCTTTCAATAATGTTTGCCAACTTTTTTCAATATCTCCTGAAAATTTTAACCCTTCCATCTGATCATTCAGAAATTGTTTATCTTCTTCATTCATTTTTGCTTCTGATGGTATTTCTTCTTCTTCGTATTCTTCTTCTTCCTCTCTATCTATTTCTCTTTTTCTATTCAACATACTGTCTTTAGAATTCATATCAACATCTTCATCTTGTATTTCCATTGCATCTTTTCTAGGTTCTTTTTTAGTTTTTTTCCTTGGATTAAATTTGGGATGAGCTCCAGGTTTTAAATATTTAAACTTAGATTGATTTTGAACATTAATCCTTTTTAACGTATCCATCATTGTCGTTACACCAAAAATTTGTTTTTTTGTTTTATCTACTTCAGTTTCTTTGATCTCTTTGGAATAATTAGTTTCTTTATCAGGTACTTTTTTCTTTCTCTTTCTAGGTTTATTTTGAGGACCCAGATTAATCTGGTGTGTCTGATTGGAATTTGGCTTTGAATTATTGTCCATTTTTTTTTTTTTTTTTTTTTTTTAAAAAATAAAAAAATAAAAAAAA